CGGGGGCACCTTTAACTGCCATACAACCTAGGAAAGGATTCTACTATGGTTACTTGACGACCACCACCAGAACGGTCAGCAGGAGCGCCAATAGACAGCGAGGTGCTGTTACCCAGAGCATAGGTAGAGTTAGCTTCGGTGTAGGTAGTTGCTTCGGCAGAAGTGATGAGGATTTTGTTTGCCTCAGTATCCAAAACAGTTAGACCGTTATCGAATACCCGATCATTAAGAAACGCCATGGGTCTATCCTTTAGACATGAGAAAGGGCACCCCTGTGAAGGAATGCCCTATAGTAGTTTAATTACGCCAGAACGTCGCGGTCAACTTCAGCAGCGGTTCTACGACCATCAATGTCCATCAGAACAGCCCACACACGAACAATGCCACCAGTCGGGGCAGTCGTAGCGGTTGCAATCAGGAGGTCGATGGTGTCAGCAGTGCCGATAACCAGCGGTTGGAAAGCAGCAGCATTCTGAGCATAGGCACCAGCGGCAGCAGCGTCAAGGTCAAAACCATCGACGAAGTTATCCGGCTCAGTGGTGGTCACACCAAGGTCAAGGGTCGTGTCGTTCGATTCACCAGCAGCAACGGTGATGACTTCCAGACCAGCGTTCAGGATCATGGTGTTAGCAGGAACACGGATCGCTTCGATAACGTCAGCAGCAGCCAGAGCCGAACCCTTAGCAGTTGCAGCAGCAGCGAAGTCAATCAGAACTTCCTTAAAGTAGGGCATACGCCCAGCGGTGAAACCATCAATGGACCCGCCCGCGAGAGTGGTAACAGTAGCCATAGTAGAATCCTTTCCTAGGTTGTATGGCAGTTAAAGGTGCCCCCGAAGGGACACCCTAGTGTAGCCTATTAGGCAAGGTTATACTTAGCCGTAACAAGAGCCTCAGGGCGCAGAATCTTGCGACCATACAGGTGCATACCACGGATGATGTCAGCGAACGAGTCCGGGTCACGGTAGGTTTCGGTCTTGTTGATCTGTTCAGCGGTAGCAACAGCCGAATCATGACCAGCAACGATCACACCATAGTTAGCGTTCTGGTTGGTGATGTCCGTAGTAGCAGCGCCCGTACCAACCGAAGGCAGGTTGTTCGAGACGTACACACGGAAGCCATTCCAGTTCGACAGAACCAGACCATTACGCAGGGCACCCGAATCACCGTAGTCAGCGTTCAGGAAGCGCGAGTCTTCGTCCATCAGAACTTCCATCAGCACGGGATCAATGACAACCCAACGGTTAGCCTTGTCCACGTTCTGTTGGTCCAACAAACGAGCCATACGGTTGATCAGCATGACAGGCGAGACATAGTCAGTCGGCAAAGCCACAGCACCGGGCAGACGAGCGGCAACGGGGATCGAGTGATCAGCCTTACCAACGGTCGTGATGTTGCCGAAGCTGTCCTTACGGAGCTTCATCGAAGTCAGCAGTTCGTCCGAGCCAGCAGTGGTGATAGCCTTGGTGCCATTCACGACATCATTGACTGCACCAGCGTTGGTGTGTACGGTAGTCTGCTTGTAGCCCGACAGGTAGCCCAGAACTTCTTGGTCATGCTGGTCAGCCAAACGGTAGGCAGCACGATTGGTAGCGAGGTCCATGAAGTTCACGTGCGAGTGAGCATCTTCAATGTCGTCGATCTTGAAGGCAAAGTAGTTAGCCTTGTCGATCACCAGCGAGAAGTCAGCGTCCTGCAGGTCTTGAGCTTGGACTTGAGTACCACGGGCATACGAGGAAACCGAGATTTCCGGCTCTTTGATGATACGAACGGTATCGCCTTGAGCAGAGATTTCACCGAAGTAATCGGAATTAGTAATGTCACCAACAATGGTGGACTTACGGAAAGCAAGTTGGACTTTCTTCGAGTAGATTACCGGAGAAAAGTTACCATTCGGCAGGTTCGACCAGCCAGCAGCAGCTTGAAAAGCCATGAGAAATACTCCTATGATATTTGGCTCTGAGAAGCTAAACACACGTATAAGAGGCTCACGATTTCTAGGGTGCATCTCGTGTTCGGTTTGCCAACCTACTTGGAGACGGGCCTGTACTTAGTCAGGTTTGTCTTAATGCTCGTTTAGACTTTTAATTTTGGGGAAAGCAAGTAACTAGGGGTGTCCTATTGTAGGAGGCCGTAGCTACTTGCCTGTAGTTATAGCGAAATGTCTTTAGTTGTCAAGTGTTATCTTGCACCACCAGAAACATCATACACGAAGTTGCCTTTACGCATAGCCTCCATGATCTTTGCCTCATTCTTGCCGTACATATCAATCGACATTTTAGCAACTTGAGACTCGTATACCTTTGCACCATCTTCGTCAAAGTCTACGTTAGCTCTGTTCTTAGGGGCTACAATAGATGCAGCCTCTTTAGTTCTCACCTTCTTTGCAGAGGGATTGATACCCTTATCAACTTTATATAGGTCAAGGATACGAATAACTGCCTTAGCATCATCCTCATTCTCATAGAGAGAGTCCTGAACCCATTTAGGCTGTTCATCTGCCCACGCATGGAAAGTGTCAGACTTACGAAGCTCATCAAAATCAGAGTGAGCATCACGAATAGCACTGTGAGCTTTCTGTCTTGCAGTATCTTGAGTGATCTTTTCGTACTCTTCAAACTGGTTTTTATACTTGGAGAGCTTTTCCTCTGCCTTCTTATTGGCAATGGTTTCTACGATAGAAGCAACATCAGGGTATTGACTTGCCCATGCAGCGATGTCTTCATCAGACTTGGGAGGTAGAACTTGGCGAGTAGTTGTAGTACCTTCAAGGGATTTGAACTTCTCTTCCCACTCTTTTTCTTTCTCAGACATATGGCGACGAAGATCACCATAACGCTTCTTGAAAGACTTCTCTTCGGGATCAGACGGTTCTTCTTCCTTGGATTCAGTCACAACCTTTGGTTCTTCTTCTTCTTCTTCCTCTGGTTGTTTCATCAACTCTGCAAGTTCTCTTTCGCTCTCTGCAATCCGTTGCTTACCCCTACGATTCGAGTAGGTAGGGTCCACAAAGACTTGTTTGACATTAGACATAGTTTATCCTTTATGTTGGGGTCAGCCGTAGCTGAGTAGCCTTATTGTTTTCCCGCAAGACCTTTTGTCTTAGGGGCCGTCTTCTGAGGTTTCGTAATCAAACCCCCAGTGGCATGACCAGTTCTTTCAGCCTGAGTTTTAGTGGGGGTAGTTTTAGTGGGGGTAGTAGCATTAGAGCTAGTATACTGAGCAACTTGAGCTTTTGTAGGTGTGGTAGTTTTAGTGGGGGTAGTAGCATTAGAGCTAGTATACTGAGCAACTTGAGCTTTTGTAGGTGGGGTAGTGGTATTAGATGATTGTCCACCACCATTATCACTGCGTGTGGGGTTTTTGGGGGGTTTTATAGGGGCTGTTTGACCTTGACCACCATTTTTAGGTGCTTCAGGTTTTACAGGTGCTACGGGGGCGGTACCTCCAGTTGTACCACCAGTGCCACCTTTTCTCTTTTCTTCTTCTTCTAGGTAGTTAGCATACTTATTCTTACCTGAACCTACGACATTATTCTCTACTAAGGCTTGTTGGATAGTCGGTAATTTTTCTATTTTAGCCTTGGTTGCAGCCTCTAAAGCTTTGTACTCTGCGCTATCTTTTAGGCCCTTAGATTCCATAACCATCATTGATGTACGGGCATTAGCAATATTTTCAACTGCATTATAGGTTTTTACAGCGGCAGCACCAAGTAAGGCTGGACCACTCACTGCAGGTATCATAGCCGCGCCAGTAAGAACTTGGCCAGCAACTTTTCCAGTGTCAGCTTCAAGTGCGTCCATACCGTATTTGAAAGGATCAGATTTAATAGCATCGTAGTTCTCTGTCGCCCACTTATTGGGGTCATCAGTTGTACCACCAGTTGTACCACCAGTAGGAGGGGTTACAGGGTGAGTATCCGCCCAGCTTTCCTTCTTTGGTGCTGTCTCCCCAACTACAGGTTTAACCACAGGGGCTGTGACATTCTTTGCAGAATCTTCAAGTGCTTGTGTCCAAGGTACAAAGTTTGCGGGAATAAGCTCTGTAGGTGCCCCAAAGCTAAAAGCAAAATTTCGAATTGCACCCGTCTTAGGATCAATATACTTGCGAGATTCCAAAGTAGTGGGTTGATCCAGACTAAAAGTAGTGCGGTCAAAGGGGACAACACCACCCTCAGCCATGCCAGTTTTACCGAGAGCCTCATTAAGCATCTGCTCTTCTTCTGGTGAGAGTTGATCTTCTTGTTCAGAGGGGGCAGGGATACCGTTAGAGTCAACTGTAGCACCACCAATACGACCGTTGGACTGCATCTCTGCTAGGCCCTGTTTGGCTTGGTTACGGAGGTCTTCAAAGAAGCGCATACCGAAGAACCGAAGTACATCAGCAGGTACAACATACTCACCCTCAGAGAGTTGAGCAGGTACATCATCACGTACTTCAGAAGGCAAGGCACCCGGAGGAACTTCATTACCTGTCACAGGCTCCTGAGCGACACCAGCATCAGCCATGCCACCATCTTGCATTAGTCTATTCATTTGTTCATCCTCTACTGTGCCACCTTGGGCATAACCTACAAAGCCACCTTCTGCAAAACGCATCTTACTAAGGTCAATCCCACTATTCAGAAGGCTAGAGAAGTCTATCTCAATGCCTGTTACAGGAAGCTGTGGGAGAAGGTCACCTGTATTACGGTTAATTTTAAGGTTTTCCTCATAGTTTAAGTCTTTTGAACCAACAACAAATTTATCCGCACCAAGTTCCTTTTGAAGGTCTTTCAAGACACTTTGTAAATCTGTAACATAAGTTTGATAAAATCCACTGCCCGGAGTCAAAGCCTTAGCATATTCTCCACTATCTCTATAGAATCTCTTTTCTACAATACGCTCAATAGGAGGGAAGACAACCCTACCCACACCATCTTGTGCTGACTTAGCAATAAGCGTACCAACCATAAGTCTGACTGCTTCTTTGTTAGTCTTGATGGGGGGTTGAGAGATAGCGTCTTGTGATTCATATACAAGCTTAGGTTGAATTTTTTCGTAGTAGATGTCATTCAGCTTATCTTGTAGGTCGTGGTAACTATTTAACTTCTCACTACCTGCATCAAAAACAAATTCTTCTGGGCTGATCTTCTGAGAGTCTGCAAGGAGAGTTTCAAAAGGGCTACTTGTCTGTGTGAGTTCTCTGACATAAGAATCAACCTCAGTATTACCAGCAGTCC